AATGCATGGAATACTGCAAACTCAGCATACACTCAAGCCAACAGCGCATATACACAATCTAACAATGCATATGTTCAAGCTAATACAGCAACCACACTAGCGCAAGCCGCATACAATCAAGCCAATACAGGTGGTGGTGCGGGTGTCGATACACTTGCAAGAACAACTGCAAACAGCGCAACCACTTTAGCACAAGCGGCATATGACCAAGCTAACACAGGTGGCCAAGCTGGATATGATACACTGGCAAGAACAACCGCAAATAGTGCGTATGCTCAAGCCAACACGGCGACAGCTAATGCATTTACAGCAAATACAAATGCACTAGCATCTTATGCACAAGCCAATAGTGCTTACTCTGTTGCAAATAGTGCTACTACTTTAGCACAAGCCGCATACAATCAAGCTAATACAGGTGGTGCCGCTTCTGAATCTTTAAATGTTGTCTTTACTAATAACAATGCAAGTTCATATAAAATGGTTGCACTAAACGTAACTGGAGAAACAATTCTTGCTTCTTCATTGCAACTAACACAAATTGATAGAATTCTTGGTGTTTTAAATAACTCGGGACAAACAGTTACGTTTGGGTCTGTCACAAATCCATCTTGGACTTGGACGCCCGAACAATCTCTATATCTTGGAGATAATGGTAATATAGTAACAACATCTACTATTGATGGTGCGGCATTTTCTCTAAAAATTGGTTACGCAATTTCATCAACAAAAGCATTCATAAAAATCGGTACACCGGTTGTTTTATAAATAACTAAAAACTAGGAGCAATCTACATGGCAAACGCACTTTACTCAAAAGCAAAAGAAGCATTTTTAAATGGTTCCATTAATATGGTAGCCAATACTATTACTATAGCACTCGTTGATACTGGTGTTTATACTTATAGTGCATCACATCAATACCGTAATGAAGTGTCGAATACTGCTGTAATTTCGTCAACAACATTGGCAAATAAAACAATTACAAATGGTGTATTTGATGCGGACGATGCAACATTCAGTTCTGTTACTGGTGCAAATTGTGAAGCATTGTTAATATTCCAAGATACTGGAATTCAGACTACATCTAGATTAATTGCATATATTGATAGTGCAACTGGTCTTCCAATTCTACCTAACGGCGGTGATATCTCTGTTGCATTCTCTAGCGGATCAAGTAGAATTTTTGCTCTTTAATTTTTTGATATAAATTAAATCATGGCTAATACTCAAGTCATACAACTTGACGGTATAATTAGTGATGTACAAAATGTACAGATACAATCAGAATCGTCAAACACCATTCTTCAGCTTGGTGATAGATACGATTACGCCATCGATTCCGTGCTCCTTTTTGGAACACCAAAAACAATATTCATTGCATATCCAGATACAGTAGCAAGCACACTTGCATTTGGAACAGCAAAACTTAACACTACAATATATGCAACTTCAGTAGAGTCTACTGTAAGTTTTGGTAATAGTTTACCTCAGTTTATCATTGCTGTTAATTCTACAGTTAATCAGCAAACATTTGGCACCGCACAAATTAATAGCAAAATTTATGCAAACTCTATTGATTCTGTTTCGGTAGTTCCAAATGTAAATGTACGTCCAGCAATTAGTCCAGTTTCGATTGCATCTACCGAAGTGTTCGGTAATTCGCATATTAATATGCAGATTAAAAATGTTCCGTTCCCATCAATCGAATCTACACTTGTTGTTTCTAACCCATCGGTTAGATTTGTTATTGGACCATTGGGCATTGCACCCACAAACAATTTTGGTACTGCAACATTCATTGATAACATTCATAGATTGCTTGTCTTTAAAGATGATAACATTTCTAAAGTCGGTGAGAATGATGCAGTCGTTATTGCAGGTGGTATTAGAGTAAATCCCGCATCTGCTATATCAGAAACTGCAACATCAGGAAGTGCATCATTGCCAAACAATCCAGCAGGATTCATATCAGTAAATATCGCTGGTAGAGACTATTTAATGCCGTACTACAATGCTTAAATGTTGGAATGTATAAATAATATAAATATTAAGGAGATATACTATGGAAGAAATTCAAACCGCTATTAATCATGCTTACGATGCTAAACCATCGGAATTTAAAGACTCTATTCTTAATGCGTTGAATGATAAAATTCAAAATCATTTACAAGTTAGAAAAATGGAATTAGCTGGTTCAATTTTTAAAGATGAAGAAGAACAACAACAACAATCAAATGATTCAGAAACCGAGTTTCAATCAAGTTCAGAAGGAAATGTAGATGAAGACCTTTAAATCTTTCATTCAGTTGGATGAAGTCGAAAGAGCAAAATACAGTACTGCCAGCGCCAATAAAATGGCCGCTGTTTCATATCTTGCACAGACTAAAGACCCTGGTGACTTAGAAAAAGTTGGACCTGAAGAAGTTGGACCACATGACACTAAGGCGGGTCAAGGTAAACGCAAAGCCGACAGACTTGATAACAAGCAACCATTTGGTGAAGGCGAAGAAGTCAACAATGACCACGATGCCGATAACGAAGCATTAAAAAAGAAAAAATCTTTTGATAAAATGATGCCTAAGAAAGTTGCTGAAGCTGAGAGTCATCAGTCTAGTACTACAATGAAGCATATTAACAAGCCAAATGCAGGCGAGAAGAAAGCATCTAAAGATATCAAACCGGGCATTAAAGGTTATCAAGATAGGATCGCAATGCTTAAAGCCGCACAGGCACGTGGTGCTTTGAAGAAAGAAGACGTTGATTTGCTTTCTAATCTTTACGATCAGCTAGACGAAAACAATCAAGAAATCTTTTTGAATCAGTTGGAAGAAGATGCTGAAGTACTTTTAGCATTTGCAAAAACTATAGCGGAAGAATAAAATGGCAGATACCGTAACATCACAAACGCTAAAAGATAGCGCAACTCAATGGGCAGTTAAGCTAACCAATGTGTCTGATGGCACTGGTGAAACAAACGTTATTAAAGTTTCTGCGAATTCTTTAATTGCATCTACTGGTGATGGAAGTTCACAGAGACTTTCAATCAATAGAGTATTTTGGAGTGTAGCAAGAGGCACTTCATCACTACAAGACCCTAGAGTAACATTGTTGTGGAGAGCAACATCAAATACAACTATTGTAACATTAACTGGTAGTGGATATTGGGATTTGACAACCGGTGGCCAAGCCCCATTAATTAACAATGCTGGCGCTGGTGTCAATGGAGACATTTTAGTATCTACTACTGGGTTTACTGCTAGTGCAGGATACACACTTATCATTGAAGGTAAGAAGACTGCTGGTTATGCAAGTAGAGAAACTACTGATGATGGAGTAACTGGTAGCTAATATGTTAAAATTTAAAGATTTTATATCTTTGTCTGAAGAAGAAGCACAAGAAGCACGAATGATAAGAGTCAATCGTGTTCGTGCTGGACAAGTACAGAGAAGAAAACTTGTTTCAGCAACTCCAGGATATAAAATATTAGGTGGCAAACTTGTTAGAATGACTTCACAAGAAAAAATGCATCGTAGACTAGCACAGCGTAAAGCGGCTAGAAAACGTGCACCAAAACTTTCTGTGATTCTCAGAAAGAGAACCAAATCAATTAAAAAAAGAACATCGGCGGGGATCAAATGAAATTAATTACAGAAATAAATGAACAAGTAAATATTATCACCGAAGCTAATGAAGCAGGCGGCAGAAGTTTTTACATTGAAGGCATATTCATGCAAGCAGAACAAAAGAATCGTAATGGAAGAATGTATCCATTAGATGTTTTGCAAAAAGAAACAGAGCGATATGTTACTGAGCATGTGATGAAGAATCGTGCTTATGGTGAGTTGGGGCATCCAGATGGTCCAACAATCAACTTAGAACGTGTATCACACATTACTAAGAGTTTGCGTCAAGAAGGAAACAACTTCATTGGCAAAGCAAAAATCATGGACACACCATATGGTAATATTGTAAAGAATTTGATGGCTGAAGGCGCAACATTAGGCGTATCTACAAGAGGCTTGGGTAGTCTTGTAGAAGGAAAAGACGGAACTAAAGTTGTTGGAAATGATTTTTATCTAGCAACATGTGCAGATATTGTAGCCGATCCTTCAGCACCAGATGCATATGTACGTGGAATTATGGAAAATAAAGCGTGGGTTTGGGATAACGGAATCATCAGAGAAGCTGATATCTCAACGCAAAGACAAGTTATCCAGAAGTCTTCTAAGAAAGATTTAGAAGAAAACATGATAAAAGTTTTCAAAGATTTCCTCTCCAAACTGTAATTTTTTATAAATACATGTACATTAAATAAATTTCAAATATCATACAAAGGAGACTGCTATGACAGAACAAGTAAAAGAGGACAGCACTATTGAAGAAAAAAAGCTAGATGTTGATACAGACATTAACGCTATTTTTTCTGGAGAAAGTCTATCTGAAGAATTCAAAACTAATGCAAAAGTAATTTTCGAAGCGGCTATTACAGCTAAAGTAGAAGAAGCAAAAACTGCATTGGAAGAAGAATATGCAACAAAACTCGAAACAGAAGTTGCTTCTATCAATGAGAACCTCGTAACTAAAGTTGATGAATACTTAGAATACGTAGTTAGCGAATGGATGGAAGAAAACAAACTTGCTATCGAAAAAGGCATTAAATCGGAATTAGTTGAAGATTTTATGATTGGGCTTAAAAATCTATTCACAGAACACTACGTTGATATTCCAGAAGATAAAGTGAATGTTGTTGAAGAATTTGCAGAAAAAGTTGAAACTCTTGAGTCTGAATTAGACAAAGTTGTTACAGAAAACGCAAACTTAAACGCACAGATTGGTGTTTACAAAAAAGACCAAATCGTGTCTGAAGTTTCCGAAGGACTCAGCGAAGTACAATTTGCAAAATTAAAATCTTTAGCAGAAGGAATTGAATTTGTTTCTGAACAAGACTACAAAGAAAAACTTCTTTTAACAAAAAAGAAATATTTTGATGAGAAGACAGAAGAGACAGTTAAAAAAGTGGCACCAATGGACGATGACGTTTCTTCATTAGAAGAATCTTTTTCACCGGTAATGTCTCACTATGTACAGAATATTTCTAGAACCCTCAAGAAATAAGTTTTTATAAATAAATTAAACAATACTCAAAGGAGAAAAACATGAGCGTAGAAAATCTTTTAAAAAAATGGGCACCAGTTCTTGACCATTCAGAATTACCTGGAATTCAAGGCAACCACAAGCGTTCCGTAACGGCACAACTTCTTGAGAACCAAGAAATTGCTTGTCGCCAAGACGCACAAGGTTCTGGTGGTTATCGCAACCAAACATCATTGTTGTCTGAAGCCGCACCAGCTAATAACATGGGCGCATCTTCATCTACAGCGGCTGATGGCGCAATCGACATTTATGATCCAGTTTTAATTAGCTTGGTTCGCCGTGCCGCACCTAACTTAATCGCATACGACATTTGCGGTGTTCAGCCAATGACAGGTCCAACAGGCTTGATCTTTGCAATGCGTTCACGTTACAAAACACAAGGTGGTACAGAAGCCTTGTTTGACGAAGCTAACACAGCATTCCCATCTACAGCACAATCACAAACAGGTGCATCACCTGCTGACTTGTCTGCTGGTACAGAGTACACACGTGGTACTGGTTTGACTACAGCACAAGCTGAAGCATTGGGTGATGGTTCTGGTCAAGGTTTCCAAGAGATGGCATTCTCTATCGAAAAGATTGCTGTTACTGCACGTAGCCGTGCTTTGAAAGCAGAATACACAATGGAACTTGCACAAGACTTGAAAGCAGTTCATGGTTTGGACGCTGAACAAGAATTGGCTAACATTCTTTCTACAGAAATCTTAGCTGAAATTAACCGTGAAGTTGTTCGTACAATTAACTTGTCTGCTACAGTTGGCGCACAAGAGAACGTTACAACTGCTGGTACTTTCAACCTTGACGTTGACTCTAACGGCCGTTGGTCTGTTGAGAAGTTCAAAGGTTTGATGTTCCAATTAGAACGTGAAGCCAATGCGATTGCTAAAGCAACTCGTAGAGGTAAAGGTAATGTGTTGCTATGCTCTTCTGACGTAGCTTCTGCATTACAAATGGCTGGTGTATTAGATTACACTCCAGCACTTGCCGCTAACAACTTGAACGTTGATGATACAGGTAACACATTCGTTGGTGTATTGAATGGTCGTTTCAAAGTTTATATCGATCCATACTTTGCCGCAACATCTGGTACACACTATGCAACAATCGGTTACAAAGGCACTTCAGCTTTTGACGCTGGCTTGTTCTACTGCCCATACGTTCCATTGCAAATGGTTCGTGCAGTTGGTCAAGATACATTCCAACCAAAGATCGGCTTCAAGACACGTTACGGTATGGTCGCAAACCCATTCGCAACATCTGCCGCTGACGGTACAATCTCGTTCTCTAACAAGAACATTTACTACCGCAGAATCGCAATTACTAACTTGATGTAATTGATTAAACCGAGAATACATCGGTATTGAAAAGAGGACCTTAGGGTCCTCTTTTTTTTGTCTGCATAAATAGAAGACAATAGGAGAAAGCGCATGGCACTAATCATAACACCAGAAAATAGAAGTTTTTTATCTAACAACAAATTTGAATTTGTTCTCAGAAGAATTCCTAATTTTACTTACTTGGTACAGTCTGTAAATTTACCTACGTTGACTTTGGGTTCATCTAGTGTAAACACACCATTTGTTGCACTAAGTATTCCTGGAACACAATTATCATTTGGTACTCTATCACTAACATTCATGGTTGATGAAGACATGCAATCATGGTATGAATTGTATGATTGGATGTGGCAGTTAGGCAATCCAGAATCATATGATAAGAGAGGAAGATTATCTGATGAGGATGATTTAATTAATAGCGTTACCTCTGACGCAAGTTTATTTGTAAAAACAAATTCAAATAATCCAAACATTAAAGTTGTATTTAAAGATGTTTATCCAGTTGAACTAGGTGAACTACCATTTAACAGTACTAGCAGTCAAGAGTTTCTAACATCAACTGTAACTTTTGCATATACATATTACAAGATAGAAATTTGACATTTGCCCTAGAATATGTTATTATGATGAATACGAATATTGACTTGAGGAATTATTATGACGTTAGACCAGATGATGGAAGAGTGGAGATTAGATGCTACAGTTGACTCTACAGAGTTGGGTATTGCATCTTTAAAGATACCAGAACTACACAGCAAATATCTCAAAATTTATTTTGACGAAAGACGCAAACTCAAAGCACTTGAGTTTCAAAGCAAAGATTTATCTTTGAAGAAGTATGAGTATTACAATGGAAAACTTTCACAAGAAGAACTT